ATGTTTTTGGTGTTAGTGTGGGCATTAACAACACTGTATGGAAACCTAAACTGCTCATTCATCTTATCTCTATGGTCAGCAAAATCGTCATACTTACTATGCAGTGGCATTAGAAATTCTGGCAATTTTGTACGAAAAGATATACTATGATAGCTAACCATCTGACTCGTTATCTGCGAGTATCTAGGCTTTCTACGAGAGTCATTGATACCCACACTAACACCAAAAACATTTAATATTTGTGCAATTTGATAGATAAGTTCTTTATTTGCAAGATCTATTCCATCACGATAGCCATCTGTATCCATAAGACCAGCTATAAAACCTGATAGAAAATCAAAAGAGTGATTAATTGTCTTCAATGTCTTGTGGTAACACAGTTCACCATCAACATAAGACTTGAACCAGTTTAAAAAGTCGACATTATTAACTGTTAAATTTACAGATTTCTTTGAATTCCTTTTTACTTTCTGTTTAATACCAAACTTTTTAAATACAAGATCAGCATAAAACCTCAACAGCGAAAAATCTTCACTACATATAGTTAACCTGTTAGCCTTATCTTTTATAGCGCAGATATTGCCGTCGCCACATAAAACTCCAATTAACCAACCATCATTGAATTCATCCGTCCCAGTCGTAACATTAGGCTTTTCTGCAGATTTATAGATCCAATCACCTACCGAGAGATCTCTCATGTGCACCCAATCTACAGAGCCACTATCAGTTATGGCTTGTAGTCTGTGATGAGATGTTCCAGTATACTCAAATGGGGTGTTGAGACTAGAAGATTTAGTATAAATACGAATACCTTTTTTTATACCTTCATTAAAAGTCTCTTTAACATTACTGTAACCCCAACCAGTAAAAACGCAGTCATTTACTGTAATCTGTTCTATTGGCTTAATTCCATTAGAGGTTAGGATCTGCGTACCCTTTTCAGCACACTTCCCACTTCCACGAGATGCAACATACAGCAACTCTTGTATCATATCTGGGTTGTTTTTATTTACACAAATGTCATATATCTGCCAAATAGAATCTAATGGATTTGAATTAGCATGACGAGAAACAGTGCAATCTGGCATATCTAAATCTAAATGAAACTTAATCCAGTTCTTTAACTGTTGTCTAGTCTTACACGGAGTTAGCAATAATTGAGTACGCTGTTTAAACGTAAGTGGCTTTTTAGACATTACTCAGATATCTCTGCTTCAATTAGCTTATGCGGATCTGGTTCGTCATCCTTCTCTATCTGCTTCTGTTTTCTAGCTTGAGGAGTTAGTGCTTCAAACATTGGAGAGCTTTTCTTTCCAGAAGCAGCACCAGTTGCACCAGCAACAACCTTCTGCAGCGTATCAGTTACTTCCTTATATTCTTTTAAGCTTTCAATACGCATAGCGGGTTTTGGATTTTTTGAAGGGTCTAGTATATAGTTACGCATCTCTTCAATATGTTCAACATTTGCAACAGAAACCATATTAGTCAGGAACTCAACCTGCTCAAGTACAGATTTAACTACTTTAGCTTGAACACGTTCGCGAAGTGAGCTCATCATCTTCTCACGATCATGCATCCAACCTTTCAAAGCAGCTGTTAGCACGATTTGTTCAAGTAAGTATTGAGGATACTGTTTTTGAATCTCAACAAAGCTATATCCAAGCATCATTAGCTCATATAGCTTCATCGCCTCTGATTCAGGTACAGCACCTTTTGTTTTATATTTTCGCAAGTATTTTTCTGCGATCTTGACTTCTTCGTCCGTGAGTCCGAATCGCTCATGTTCATATAGACGACGTTTGAGTGCCATAAAGTGTACCATCTCTTAGTTAGATCAACTTCTAGAGACTGTTCTACCTCATACGGTGAAATTTCTAGTATATCACAAGTCTCAACTATATTGTATCCTAACATAGCTAAATACATGACACTTAACACTTTTTCAGAAACAGTAGATTCAAAAGAATTATTGATGATTTGATGATCTACGGATTTACCTTTTATGTAAAGCTCTTCTTCTTGACGAATTTTACCTAAAACAGTAGTTAAATCAACAAGTTCATCTTCCATAAAAGCTAAAAAGAGCTCTTGCCTCTCATCTTCGTTATGGGTTAGGTTTTGAATTTTCAGGTAAGCGTTTTTGCTCTTCAAATCCATCTTTATACTCTGAGTCACGTAAAATCGTAATCTCTGCCTTCCACTGTTTACCACAATAATCTTTAACAAAACTATTGAGCATGTTGTTAAACTCTAGAGATCCAGTTTTATTTAACAACCTTTTAAGTCTCCACAAACTCCACAAGCTTTTAGATTGTTTAAGCTTTTTATACTTAACTAGCAACCTACACAACTTGTCGCTACAGTATAGCTTATATTTAACAACCTTAGACTCAACACGTATCTCTAGCTCTACAGATGTAATATCTAGATTAAGTATCGCACCATACATATAGAGATTATCTTTATGCAAGTCGTTGATAAAGCCATTGTTTATCAACCACTGCTGATGCTCTAAATGATCTTTAACATCAACGTCTGTCATATAAACCTTACCATAATTACTAAACAGATCGGCAAACTAATGAGATTCTACTAAATCTGATAGAATTCTTTTGAGTTCACTCTTGTCAAGATTTCCAGAATATATATCATCAACATATTCAGCCAACACAGAGTTCATGTTTTTAGTGGATATCTTCTTCTGCTTTTGTTTATCTGAATTTAAATACTTAGGACGAAATCTTATTTTAACTGACCTTCTAAGCTCTTCAACACTTTTGGAAAACATTACATCTGAAAGCTCAGCTCTATGGCCTTCTAGATCGACAATCCAAACATCTTGCTGATTTACCGAATTAACAATATGATCTATAGATTCAGAGACTGAACCTTTAGGTACTATAAGCTTTCTATACATGGGAAGCGGGGATGATATAAACTCCATTGCTTTTGTAGCAGTGTCAAGCATAAAAACACCCTTATCTTGATCCACATCGTCTGCAGATTGAGCATAAGGTGTACCTGGATAAAAGACCTTGTCTCCTAACCATTGCTGAACATGTATGTGTCCACTTATTATCAGGTCTGCCTTAACATCATTAAAGTCAACCTCTGTATCTGGTGCCATATAACCACCACCATAGTGTGCACCAGTAAAAGTCTGATGAACAAACGTAATGGGTGAACACTGTAATGGAAAATCTTCTGGATTCGGAATATATGGAACAAAGCCTATTTCATCGCCAATACTTGGCTCATCATATACAGTAAAGCCTTGTATTCCTTTAAAAGACTGCAAAGCGTGGTACTTTGAACTATCGGGTTTAAAGAAATCATGATTACCTAAAACGTAACGATAATCACTACCAAGTCTAATAATTGCATCAAAATGTTTACGAAATAGTCCTAATATCTCAGATCTCAACACTGCATGATCATGAAACGTATCGCCTAGATTTACAACAATGTCTGGCTTACGTTCTTCAACTAATTCGACAATCCAGTTTAAAAACTTCTCAGCATTTCCTATGTTGGATATCTTTAAGTGTGGATCACCTATTACGAGAATATTCATTAGATCTCCAACGAGGAAACATCGTCTTCAACACTCAAGCCTATAGATTCATTTCTAGCTTCGGTAGCTTCATCGTTGGCAGACATGCATGCAGCTTCTAGATCAGCAGCAAGCTTTGGATCATTCTTGATAGCTTCTTTGAAGTTATCTTTACCTTTAAAGGATTTACCATTGAATTCATAGGTCATATTGTTAGGACGATCTACAACACCTAAACTAGTCGAAAGATCGAAAATCTCTTCATGTTGGTTAATAATACCTTTTGTATATGAAAGTGAAAATTCACCAACACGAAATGGAGCGCCAACGCGATTCTTCTTATTCTTAACACGAACCTTATGGCCGATCTGTTGATCACCACCATAGATGTTCTTGCCTTCTTCAATGCGTCCCTTTTTCGTATCAACACGCGTAACTTCTAACATGTAATCACATGCATGCTTCAGTGCACGACCATCAGGTACGATATATGGGTTGCTCATCTTCTTATATTCATCCATTTCTTCATAGACTTGCTGGACAAATACTGTTGTTAAGTTGTGATCTCTAATCACTGGAATTACACCTTTAAGAGCAGATCCAAGATATGAAGCACCTCCCCCACCCATAACAACCTTAGTTGATTTATCCTTCATATCTTTTGGATATCTAATATTCTTAACAGAATCAATACCGATGCCAACGATAGGTGCACCATCTTGTAGCATCTCCAACATCTCACCCTCAATATAATCAAAGATCTTTAGTGGATCATTAGATTGGCGCACAATAAGACGATCAGTATCTCCACCTAGCTTTTTGAACCATACAGGGTTGAAGGAATATTCTGTATCAAAAAGAATACAGAGACCATCTGGGTTATCTTTCTGAAGCTGAATAAAGATAAGCTGCATCAAAAGAGACTTACCGCCAGACTCAGGTCCAAATAGGCATGCAACCTTGCCTCGTGTAATGCCACCATTACCTACGACATAGTTCAACGAAGGAGATGGAAGTGTAACGATTTCATCTGTTGGTTTTGGCATCTCTTCAGCAATCTTGCCAAAGCTTTTTGTTAATTTAGCTGCCCAATTTGACATGTTTACTCCATAGGTGAGTTGTGGTAGTCTCCAGAATAAGCCATCTTCTTCACGCTATCATGAGCGCAACGAAACTCTTGCATTTTATTCTTTAATAGAGATACCATAGCTTCTGATTTAGCTTTACGATCACACGCTTCTTGATAATCATCATCCATCGGGATATACATCTTCTTAGCATCAGAAGATTCACGAACACCTTTAGCTTTTAAAAACTCAGGTGCACGATCGAAGTATGCAATTGATTCAGCCTGCTTAACAGCAGCAGACGCACGAGAATCTTCTCGTACAGCCTGAGCTAACAATGAATTTGTAACGTCCATTGCGACAATAAAATCTCGAATCATGAGTGGAGCATTCATTGTATTAACACCTTTTGCCACATCAGCAAGGCGATTAGAAAGCTCCATCATTCTCTTGAATTTGTCGGACGTCATATCGAGATCCGACATGATTTACCCTTCTAGAAGATCGTCAGCCATAGCGACGATGTCATCATTTGAAAACTCTTTACGCTTAGTAGTCTTTTTGACTGGCGCTTCTACATCAAATGGCGGTTCATCATCTTCGTCCAAATTAAGCTCAACCTTTTTCTTTGGTTTTGCTTTAGCTTTTGGTTTTTCTACAGGTTCTTCAACTTCAACATCTGGTTCAAAACCATCAAGAATAGCATCGGGCACTTCTTCTTGAATAAGAGACAGGTTATACAGCAACACTTCACGAAGCTGAGCTGCAGATTTCTGATAATAGAGAGTCGTCAAATCATATCCAAGACCGTCATGATAACCTTCTGCAACACTATCTGGTAGCGGTGAACGATCTAAAACATATGCCACATCACCATCAACTTTCTTTTTTGTTTTTGCAAAGTCAACAGTATATTTAGTATCTTTACCTTCACCTGTCTTTTTAATATTCAACCAAACCCCAGCATTCTCTTGAATATCGGATTCAAGGCTTAGTGGATCTTGGTTGTATTCAACAATATATTCGTTAAGCTTTTCTTTAATTCCATCATGAGCAGTCTTTTTAACTTCAAGAACACCAACAGTTCCCTCTTTATCTACTGCATTGTAAGCATATGTGTGATTTAGCTTGATCTGCCATTGAACATTGTAAAGATCTTTAAGTTGCTCTCTAACCTGCTTCTCATCAAGACCTTCTGCGGTCAACATTGCCTTCTTATTTTCAATGTGTTTCGCAAGTGCCCTAGAGTATTGATCTACTGGGCATTCTTCTTTCTCCATAATTGGAGAAGCAAAGGGCCTTCTCTTTCCAGATTGTGGATCAGTAAGCCATGCTACTGACCATCTTTTAAATGGATATCCATTATGATCATCTGGATCACCAAATGGTGGCAAAATTCTAAAGACATTAGCATTAGGCTTAAGCTTATGTCTAACAACCTTAATCTTGGATGTAAGTGAACTCTGATTAAACGACAACTCTACCATTGTTTTCTCCTTTACCTATTTAGGCAGTTAAGTTACCTATATTATTGTACTACATCTTCTTTTGAAACAGTTTTTGATGTTGCTTTTTTAGCTGGTTTTTTGTCTTTTACAGCAGGTTTACCAACAACCTTTTTTTCTTTTTTCCCTAGAAATACATCAACATCTTTAGGTGCAATTGGCTGTAGACCTAGTTCATATAGAGATTTAGTTCCTCTATTTTTAGGTAGGAAGTAAACTAGTTTAGTTCCTAAAGGTCTCTTCTTTAGATGATACATTACAAAGCCATCAAAGACTTTAGGGCAAGATTTATCAAATAGCTCAACTAAAATTGAGTCAAATTCTTCATCAGTATTAAAAGTGCGACCAACTACATGTGAAATGTTTACTTCTCGCACAGGATCAAATTCGATACCTAGATATTTAGCTCCAATCTCACCAATAACTTGACGCAGATGAAACATAGAAACTTTTCCATTTCTAGGCTGCTTTCCCTTACATTTCTTTATCTGTTCTATGAAGCTGATTTTAGGAACTAGAAAGCAACCTTTATCTAGAGTTTCTGGTTCATGTTCAACATTAACAAAAGAGCTCATAATATCTCCTATATTTCAATTTGCTCTAAAGATTCGACCTTCATAGATACAGCAGATCTAAATCCTTCGATTAGCTCACCACGGACTACAAATAGTGAGTTCTTCTTCCACCCTAACGCTTTAGGCACATTCCATAGAGTAAACTCTATATCAGAATATCCATCTGAACCAACTAGGCGAACACGTTCATATTTTTTGCCCGTCTTCTTAGATATACCTGAATGATGAGACGACTCTTGAAATAAGAGCAGCATAGACATCATTTTTCCATGATCTTCTTTCTGAAGCAACTCTGCTACACGTACACTTGAGATTACTGGACATTTTCTTTTATATATCAAAGGTACAGCTTTACTATTAGTTAGATCAAACTTATCGCTCTTAGACATTACCAAATCAATTATGCGAGGATCATTAAGGAGGGATTTGTTGAAACACTTGTTAGTTTCGCGCTCCATTAAAAAAACCGACAGGGGAGATGAATTATAAACATCTTCTGTAAAATCCTTTGTCTTTCGCTTTTCAACATAGCTTTGTAGCATCTGTTGCCTACTGGCTGAATAATTCTCTTTATCAATAAAGCAATCAGTTGCACGACCTTTAACTAGAGCGGTAAAAACCCCAATGTTAACTTTATTATGTGCTACACTTTCAATATAATCGTCAAGATTTTCAAACGGTCCGGCACGCACAAGTTCTGCAACCGCCTTACCACCAACCTTCTTAAGCACAGATAGTGGAGCAACAATCTTGTCACCAACTATTTCAAAACTTCCAGAAGGTTTTGCAAGAGATGGTGGCTGAACAAGATCTCCAACAAGATGCATAAAAAATCTAAGCTTTTCCTCAGAGTCTTTGCCAGATCTTCTGTTTACATTGTTTAAAACTGAAGTCCACCATTCTAGTGGATAGTGATGTTTTAAATACATGGTAATGTACCCAGTATCACCATAACATCTAGAATGTGAACGGTTAAAGCTATATCTAGAGAATGCTAAAACCTGTGCACAGATTGTTTCTGTTTGCTCTTCAGTCCAACCTCTTTTTTTGGTGGCTTCTCGTATACGATCGAAAGCCGCCATCATCTTCTCTTTCTTCTTCTTTGCAATCGCGCCACGAATCTGGTCAGACTCTTCAAGAGTGTATCCGACTATGTCAACTAGGAATTTCATGATTTGTTCTTGGTACGCGAAAATTCCGTTAGTTGATGAAACTATAGGCTCTAGATCTGAGTGAACAAACTGCATATCTCGCTTACCGCTACGCACATCAAAATAGAACTGTGCAGCTGTAGTATCAAAGAATGGAGCATCTAGTGCACCAGGTCGACAGATGGCTGTCATAACCGCTAGATCTTCTTTTTTCTGCGGTGCAAACTGTTTAATAAACATCTTAATTAGAGTGGTATTAAACTGAAACGAAGAATCTGTTTTCTTGTTATAGAAGTCACGATACACCGTTGGATCTTCTGGTAGACGATATATCTCTTCAATACCATTATCATCTTCTGATCGCATATCACGACCATGGCGCTCTTTAATGAGATCCATGCATTCAGAAACCATCTGAATCGTAGTAACACCTAGAATATCAGCTTTTACCAAACCGTGATCTTCCACCATTGGTGCTTCAAGCTGAGTCACGTTAATGTAGTCGCCAATATGATCGTCATACATCTTCATCGTAGGGATGCGGTCTTGAGGAAGATTGAGTGTGGAGACCACAAATGCAGATGGGTGACGACCCCAACCTCTAACCAGCTTTATGAGACGCTTAACCATTGCCTCTACTTGAGAAAACTGCTTAAAGAAGTTAGCTATCTCTTCATTTTGATCAATTAGTCCAGGTGTATACTCACCCTCCTTATTAGTGAAACCATATATAAAAGAAGTTTCATCAACACCTTGTGGTGAATCTGGAATCAGGTTACAAATAGCTTCTACTGCTGGATCTTTACGATTCTTACCATATAGAGCCCACATTGCATCCTTGATAGCACCTTTCGTCTTCATCGTGAGAAATGTGCAAATCTGAGCAAATCCGTCTCCGTAATTTCTATGGATATATTTAATAATTTCAGTTCTGTCGCCAAAGTCAGAATCGATATCAGGGAACGACCCACCATTAATACGTGCATGTGAAAGAAACCTCTCAAAAGGTAGATCTGCTTCAATTGGATCTATATGAATAATTTTTAAATAGTAAGACATTAAGCATCCACCGGCCGAACCACGACCCAAACCTTGAACGATGCCTTTAGATCTAGCATATGTAGAAATATCTTCATAGAACAAGAAGTAAGGAATAAAGTTTAGTTCCTTATTCTTCATGATGACATCTATCTCTTTTTTAAATCGCTCGATATATATTGGATCATCTTTCCAACGGCCATGCTTTTTACATTTCTCAATCAGTAGATAGTAAGTCTGCTTATCGTAATCATCAGTCTTGTTTTTAATATAATCTGGAATTGTAACTTTGGGTAGATGATATTCAAAACTAACATCTAGATTAGATGATTCGGATAAAATGTGCAGAGAATTGTCAATCATCTGCTCAAACTTATTAACGTCTATCCTATCTTTCATTAGATGCTTTAGAGCAACATATGAATCCCGTGTAGTGTGAGCATGATAAGACTCATGATAGCATTTACCGCTATCGTAAGAGTTTTTAGCCATAATATCTTGAAGAAGTTTGTCTGACTTTGGAATAAAAGATGCACCTGTTGTGGCTAGCATCTTTACACCATTTGCCTCAGCAAAATCCATCAAAACATGGTTCAATGACCGTGTTAGATTTGAATCTGGGATATGATCCGATTTTGGAATCGACTGAAAGCCTAACTTTTTAGAATAAGTGTATAGAATATCAACACAAGATAGTTCGATATAAAGCTTATCTCCCAAAGCTTCATGTAATTTTAACAAACACTGATTTACATAATCTGGACCATGTTTTATAAAAGCTTTACCTAAAAAACCACCAGCATGCCCAACACCAAAGCGAACGCCTTTTTGATATTTTTTAATATCTCTTACTGAGACTCGAGATCTATTAACACCATCAATCTCTTTGACACCGTCGTACCCAACAGATGCTAAGTAATTAACATTAAAATAGCCATCATTTGTAACAGCCCAAGCATTTACATCACATAAATCACCGAGTATCTCAACCAATAGTCCCGTACCAGGGATACCCCGAGGATTATTCTTATCCTTGTTTAGTTTATTTACTATTGACATAGAAATTGCAGAACAGTGATCCACAATTGCATAGCCTGGAGATTCAATAGACTTACACCATTCAGTCCAATCTTTAGGCTCTGGTATTGATTCTGTCATGTCATACATTGAGTGTAGGTGTAGATGAGCCATTTCCTTAAACTCAGGTGCATCTATTTCTTCTCTATGCTCAAATACTGCCTCATCCTCTTTAAGGAGCTCACCAACACGCTTATCAACCTCAATAGTGGCACTAATATCAGAAAGACCATCATGAGCATTTATTTCAATACCCCAATGTTTTGCAAGAGTCTCTAGCTTCATATTTTCAGTCTTAATCTGACCTTTTACACTCTTAGCTCTTGCAAATGTGTCATGTATATTGATATCAAATAGAGAAAAGAAGTCTTGAGACCTGTCGTTTTTATTGAATAACCAGCTAGTAAATTGCTTATCAAAATTAACATTAAAGCCAGAAATCACAAAGCGTGTTTTGAATTGCGAAAGATAGTCAACCAGTTTATCTAAAAGCTCTTCCTGAGACTGAAATGTCTTCATTTTAGCAATAGATATGCCATGCACATTGATGGCTTCTTGTTCTATAGAGTTCCAATTTTTAGGCCTGCAGAACTCATTAAAAGGCTTCTGTTTTACGCCACGAACAACAGGGATACATGCTAGCTGAATAACATCATGTTTGTCAGCAAAACGCCCGGTTGTTTCTACATCTATCCAAAGATAGTCCATGTACGCCTCACAATCATGTTCACATGATTTGTACAAAGCTTAGAGATGCAAGAAGTTTTTAGGTTTAATTATGCACCACAGAAATCGAAAGCGATATCTACCTTAGTGGCTAGAGTGTCGGATGTGTTGAGAGATACGGTTGCTTCATTCAACCTAAAAACTTCTTGCATTTCTAAGCTTTGTACAAATCATGTGAACATGATTGTGAGGCGTACAT